GTGTTACAAGCTGGTTTTGAAGTGAATTTCAGGGAGCTTCCACTAAAATTTGCCAAGGTTTTGGAAGACAGCTTTAATTATTTAAAAGAAAATGTTCCACCATTTTTAAAAGAAGTGATTTGGCCCAAATTGGTTGAAATTGGTAAAAATGTCGGTACTGTTATCAGTGAGGTTTTTTCTGAACTGTTAACATCATTGATAGACAAAATTCCTGTCGTGGGTAAAGTTAGGGGTTTTATCAAAGCTATATCTTCTCCGGCCAAAAAGGATGGCCAGACGGTAATGCCTGTTGATCCTCGATATGCAAATGCAATTTCTGCCGCAAGCAGGATTAATAAAGAAGATTCTTTAGAAACTGGAGAGGAAATTCTTGAAGTAAAGGAAGATGATAAGAAAACAAAGGGTTTCTTATCAGCACTATTCTCCAGTGACAAAGAAGAGGCAGCTGATGAAAGTTTTGAAGTGGCTGCGAAAAATATAACCGGAGCAGAAATGGAACTTGGAATGTCTAATATCGCTGACGCAAAATCACAACCCGCCCCCGTTATCGTTTCCGGAGGATCTTCTCCTCAAAGTACAGTAATAAATAATACGACAACTACATACAATGGGAGTGATCATGTAGACGAGTCATACATCTTAACTCGGCCTTTGACAATCATGGCCTATGGTTTTTAATATCATAACCGATGTTACATGAAAAAGGGGCGGCACCGGATAATCCAGTACCGCCCCTACTTTGTTTATCAGTGAGTTATTCTTGAGCTAACTTGGCGAAATATGCCAAGGTGTCCTCTTCCTCACCACCACCCTCATTGTTTGGTGGGCGTGATGCCTGATCTTCGCTCATGGGTGTGGTGGGCGAAGGCGCATCCACAATCCCTTCCCGTGTCTCGTTGAGCTCGGCAGTTTGTTCTACCGAAAAGCTATTGGCGATGTCCTCTTCTCCAAGAACTTCATACAACTTCTTCTTCAATTCGCCGTAAGACTTGTAGGTCGAAGGATCGACGAAGGAATTCAGTTCATGAAGATTGTCATAAAGAGTCTTCAACTTTTCCTCATCTCCACCGAAGAGTTCAGTAACAGAATCGAACTCAGACTTGTCATAGTTGCGATAACCTTCAACCTTACGAATCTTCAACTTGAAGTTAGCGCCACCCCAAAAATCAAAGGGATTGATCGGCTTTTCATCTTCAAATTGAGGTTGCATCACATCCATGATCTTATCAAAGATCTTCTTTCCATACTTGTAAAGAAATACCTTGCCTTCATTTTGTGGATTCGCCGAGTCGGAGATTACGAGAATGTTCGAAACATAGTGCAAACGGCGCTTACGTTGACGAACCAATTCCTTATCCTCTTCTCGACCAGAATTCCACAACTGAGAATTCAGTTCACTGAGAGGATCATCTTGACCAATAGAAGTCAGAGACTTTTCGATATACCAACGTCCGGTTGGACCCTTGAATCCATGATCCCAATAACGAACCCATGGAAGATCTTCCGCTTCCGCGGCGGGAAGAAAACGAATAACGGCATAACCATTTCCGGCCTTATCTACGGTCGGCTTCCATTCACGGTCATCGCCATAGTTCTTTTCTCCAACACTCTCTACCGCGCTCACCAACTTTTCAATTGAAGCGAGACGATTAGCTTTTAGTTTTTCAAACGACATATATTTCCTTTGTATTGTATTGTATTGTGTATTATTGTATTTGTTGTGTAATACGAAGACTAGATTACCATGTTTGAGTTACTTTGTAAAGACTTTTTTAATAGTCTTTTTCAGTTTATCATACGGCAAGTTTCGCCTTCGTAAGAGTAATTTATACTTTAAAATTCTTTGAAATTGTTCATCATACATTGTAAGAGGATCGGGCAAATTCTTTCGTAAAGTATTGCAGAAGTTAACCAACAAGTCAATAAGAATTATACTCTCGATATTAATTCTGTCCGATAACAACAAATCAAGAGGAATAGATGAAGTGCAAATTTTATCAAATGACTCACATTCATCATGAAGTATATTCAGATCTTTTTCAAATTGGTAGGTAAGAGAATCCATTCTTTTGTCGAATTGATTGAGATTCTCTTCTCTCATATCTCCAATCCAGCTTACACCCTGAGAAAAATTGGCGGTGAAATAATCAATAATTCGATCCCCAGTCTTATACTTTCCTCCAATTCTTTCAAAGAAGAATCGATCTTTTCGATGACTAAATGATGATTCTTTTGCTGATGTTTTGAAATTATATCGAGTAGCATCATAAGATTCGTTGTGGAAATGTAGTTTAAGAGATTGATACAATACGTATGTCTGATAACCATTCACAACAAGTATGCAGTTGTTCTCTTGATGATATTCCGTTCCATTGCTTCAGCTTCGAGTTTTTCCTTTAGCGGGCCTCGAATGATCTTTGCAATATCTTCAGGATCAATTTGCTTATCCGCACAGATGTCAACTATCGCTTCGCTATATGTCATCTTATCTACATCTACATATTTTTCAACTCTCATCCGCAACTCATCATATGTAATTGCGGGTTTTACTGGTATATTGGGTGTCATGCTTTTAAGATAAGTGTGTTGTTATTTACTCGACCCTTTGCTTCAGTTTTCTTTGTAGTCAATTTGGTCAATAGATTGGAGATCTGTCTTTCAGTTTTTGTAGCTATGGCGACAAGAATATCTTTTGGTTTTCTCAATGTTGTGGAATATGATTCCTTAGTATCAAAATTCAGAATTGTGGTTCCCTTTACCGTAAGACCATTTTTGTCGGCTTGACTCAGAACAGTAAGTTTGCGGTATTTTTCATTAAAGATATATACCTTCTCCGAACCCACAACTTTGATTGGATTAATCGAGGTGATTCCATACTCCGGAGAAGATTTAAGATAATTGATATTCTTTACCAGTTTATCGGCGCTCTTTTCCTTCTTCACTCTTGGTTTGCGTACAGCCTTCTTCGAAGATTTATACAATTCAACATCCGAAATCATCTCATCGAGCAATTTGATTCTACGCTTAATTGCAGGTTTTGAAAGGTAGGAGTATCCTTCTACCAATTCTGGACATTTCTTGTCCCGAGCTCCAATAAAATCATCTCTTTGTTTCTCCAACCAAGTTGTAACACACTTGACCGCGCCAATCGGAGCCCCAACTTTCTTCAGAAGCGACAGCACATTGATCTTATCAACAGTGGCAGTCTTGTTGTGAATCCATTCATCCAGCATTTCATCTAAGTGAACAATTACTCCAGTCTGAAGTTTATTCTGCATAAGATCGAATACAGATGGACCTTTCTTAACAATTTCCTTCTTTTCTTCAACCGGAACTTTTCGAGAAATAGTTTTAAGGTAAGACTCGATTTCGTTTTTATAATTCTTACCACCCCAAGTTTGAGGCATGCCAAGAGTGATCATTCGGACCAACTTACCAAGAGAAATTATCTCAATACATCTTGGCGCTTTTTTTATGATGGATGGGTATTTCATATACTTTGGATTTTCGTTTTTCAGATAATCCAAAATGATTGGAACATAGTCATCCATATCCAGATAGTAATTGTAGAAGTCAAGTGCCCGAGAAAATGTATGGTAGATCTTATCTTCAGACCATTCAACTGAACCTTCCCATGTTGGTTCTTGACCTGTCCATCTCGAATCTGGGGCCGAAACCATACCGTTTCGCATGAACTTTTTACCTCGGTTTTTGACTTTCATTATCTATAGACTATAGTATTATATTAAAAAGTAAAGTTTATTTTTAAAGAAACATAAGAATAAAGTTCAAATACATTTGACCTGATCGATCCTCTATCGAAAGAACTTTCAATTCATCCCGCTCGACAATAGCGTTAAATGTAAATGGAGGTTTGATTTGTTTTTCGTTCATTTTATTATTATTATTTCTGATTTAAGTTGGTAGGCCCTCTCGGATTCGAACCGAGAACCAATTGATTAAAAGTCAACTGCTCTACCGTTGAGCTAAAGGCCCGTAATGTTGTTATTGAATTGGTAGTCCCTCTCGGATTCGAACCGAGAACCAAGGGATTATGAGTCCCCTGCTCTAACCATTGAGCTAAAGGACTGTCCAAAAATTCATTGTTTGTAAAAAATGTGACGACCGATCTTAGTGGTCTTGGTGTAATGCTTGGCCCAATATGGGTCACGAATGTAATCGGCGTGATAATGATCAGCACCCTTGGTGTAATTCGTTAATGGAGAATTGACGATATTAAGCGCCTGATTCCAACGAGGATGACTACGGGCATGAGTGATTCCAACGGCGACATCCTTGTTATTCCAACAGGAAAATTGCTTTCTTTGAAGACACACTTCGACAAGCGTCAGGTTTCGAATCTTCGCTCGATTGACAATGACTTCATAAACCGCCTCCATGGCGCCTTCATCATATTCACCACCTGCTTCGAGGATGAGAGTGGCAGCGACAATATGATCGTCTTCTTCGGCGGGAATAGTTGCAAATCCGGATAAAATCCCAAAGAAAAGTGAAAGTGATACGGTTGAAATAAATTTAAAATTCATGATGAGAAGGAGTTAGAGGTAAGTTCCGAGAATATCGAGTTCTTCGGCGATGTCATCTTCCGAAGGAGCAATCGGTTCAAAGTCCGGATAATCCGAGACAACCTTTCGGTTTTCTTCAAAAATCCAGTCAAGGTTTTCGTTCTTAGTGGTTTTCTTTTCTTTTCTGATCTTCATTATGGTTATAATCTAAAGGGGTTGATGAGGAATGTCAAATTTTATTTTCGTCGTAAGTCGTTGATTATCAACAGGCGTTAAAAAAAGTTGAAAATTAATCCCAATCTTTGTGATCTC